GTATTGCTCACGACCATTTGCCACACGGATCACATCAAGTTATTTATGACGATCATCCTCGTCAAATGAATCATTTTGTACATCACGTACCGACTACAGAAGGTATGTACGTAGTTGATTACACACAGCGTCAATTTAATGCCAACGCTAAATTTCCAGTTGTAGAACCAATGGCTAAGTTCCAAGCACGTCAATCTATGCAGCCATTTCAAACTATGAAAAGTAAGAACATTAAAATGTATCGTGCCGATAAAGAAGGGAACATAGACCCTAACCAATGAACGCATTTATACTTATATTTGGGTTAATTAGTTTTGCTATTGGCTATTCCTTTAGTACTTTTATTGACTTCCTAAACAAAAAGGAAGATAAATGAATTCACCATTATCGCACCAACAATTAGCCATGTACATGACTCCTGAAGAAATCAAAAGCAAGGGCGTAAATCGTCCTGAAATGGAAGATGAAGACGAAGGTTCAACAGAAAAGTTTTGGGACCGTAAGTTTACAGAGTCACACGCGTGGGATAACCACGGTTTAGAGTACGATACCCATAATCTTGCAGCAGATGTCAAAAAGCGCGGTGTACAAGATCCTGTAAGTTTTAATTTAACAAGTAACAAGTTAACCGATGGGTATCACCGTGTGGCATCAGCACGTCCTAAGTCTTTAATTCCTGTGGAGTACGAATGAGTTCACCATTATCAGGTTCACAGTTCACACAACTACAAATGTTTGACAGTGCAGAGAATTTAAGCAAGATGAAATTTGGTGATACTCGTCCAGGTGAAAATAATGCAGCAGTTATGGCTCGTAAGTTAAAAGAATCCAAATTGCCTGACAATTATTCTCCAACCGCTAAGTCATTGCACGAAAGCATTAAGCAGCATGGTGTTTTAGATCCTGTGACTATTGTTCATGGAAATCGCCCCAAGACAAATGAACCTTATAGTGATTTAGCGGAAGGGCATCACAGGATAGCCTCTGCTCATAATATAAATCCTAAAATGATTGTTCCTGTAGAACATAAGACTCCACGAGAATTGTGGGAATGGTAATGAGCGCCCAAGACAATCTTTCAAAACAACTATTTCACGGAACCATTGAGACTCTAAAGCCTGGCGACGTTATTAAGCCAAGAACTGAATACGGTACAGCGTGGGCCACTTCAAATATGGATTACGCACTCAAGCACACTCAAGACAGGGTGCGTAGCGGTTATGGGGCAAATCCTGGTGGAGAGTACCCAGTACACCACGGCAACGTGTATGAGGTAGAGCCAATGGATGAATACAAAAATGCCGAAGATAAAACTATCTTTGCTGGCAGAGCATTTAAAGTTAAAAATCAAGTAGCATCTGTTCTTGGAGAAAAAGATAACCACGATGCTATCAAAAGAAGTTTTCCAGAGTTTGACCCAAGCAAAGAATCTTATGTTAAGAATGGTCGAGAAGGGGGACGTAGGATCTAATGAGCGCACAAGACAATCTTTCTTCAGCACAATTTCCTGATAACTACCCTAAAGGTAAACCGCTAAAGTCTAAATGGGTACCTGACATTACTGATAGACGTGATTTAGATTGGCACATACTCCAACGCCACGTAAGATTTAGTGAGAGTAAGGGTTCCTCAAAAGAAACACCTATTTGGGCAAAAAATGTCGCGCCCGCAAGGAATGGCATGAATGACGCAGAGTTCCATCAGCATCTTCATGACGTGGGACATTTTGACAAAGACTCTGAGCATGAGCATTTCACACCTAAAAAAGGTCGAAGTTAAACCCAGTTAGACAGCAGTCCAGGAATTAGGTAGTGTTTCCTGCATGAGTCATATTGTTAATTTATCTAAAGAAGAAGTTCGTGCCTGTGCCGATATTGCCCTTAATCGTTGGATGATGAAGTGGGGCAGTGTTGACCGACCTAACTATGCTGGCGACAATAAAAAGTACCTGGAGCCAGAAATTGCCGCCAACGTAAGAACTATTGTTGCAGAATACGCCGTATCTAAGTTATACAAGAAACCCTTTACATTTCCATTTTACCCAAATGAGGAACACCTTTTCAGAAAAGACTTTCCTGATGTAATGCCTTGTTATGAGGTTAAATCTGTTAGGACTAAGGATGAGATCCCAGTCTTTCCTAAAGATATTAGGCCTGGAGTTATTTTGGTAGGGGCTCGTGTTATAGACCGAGATTATTACTCAGAGGTAGAGGTTTTTGGTTGGCTTCCTACTGAGGAGTGCACTAAGGACGAGTATCATTATGCACCAGAGAATTCGTGGCGAATTCCGTTAGATAAATTTAACAACACTATTCCAGAATAAGGGGAATCATGCCAGCAAAACCAGTACCACCAGTAACTAATGCACAACCAGGAACAGCAGCACGTTTTATTGAGGTTGCTCGTTCTCAAGTTGGCGTAGTTGAAGGACCAAAAGACAACGAGACTGAATATGGCGCTTTTACAAAGGCTAATTTTCAACCATGGTGTGGAAGCCTAATGATGTGGGTGGCAGAAAAATCTGGCTGTAAAATTCCTAATACCGTTTATACACCAACAGGAGCAGCAGCATTTAAAAAGGCTGGTACATGGGCAGATGCAGCAGATGCTCATCCACAGCCTGGAGACTTAATTTATTTCTCATTCATTCCTCACGCACTTCCTAATAGCCCTATTCAACATGTTGGAGTTGTTGTCAAGGACAATGGTGATGGAACAGTAACGACTGTGGAAGGAAACACAACACCAGATTCAAAGCCTAAAGGGTCACCTAATAATGGCTGAGAATGCGCTATGAATGTTCGCGGCTATAAGGTTAATAATTCTCGCCATCTTTGGTCATCTATTGTTGGATTTGGACGCCCTGCTTATAAAGGAGCAGAAAAGGGTTCAGCCCCATCTACACCTCCCGCTCCTAAGGCTATCCCAGCCTTTCCTGGAACTATCAATCCAGGAGATAAAGGGGATGGAGTCAAATTGATTCAACAGGCTCTTGATTTAGATGCAGATGGCGAGTACGGTCCAGCCACAAAGAAGGCAATTGTCGCAATTCAGGACAATCACGACCATTTGGACTCCAATGGCATCGTAGGACCCGCTACTTGGGCAGAAATTATGAAACACTTGGACTAATTGGACAATCTAGACATTGCCCTCCAAGGTCACCTTCAATGGTATTCTTGGAGGGCATTCTAGTTAGGGGAGAGAGATGACGACCATCATTGGAGTCGAATACAGCGATAAATGTGTTTTACTTGCAGATAATCAGGTAACTGATGAGAATGGTAGAAAATATAGTCATCCCGATATGGCAAAAATTAGTGAAGTAGGCTATTTATTAATTGCAGGTGCAGGAGAGGTCTCTCCTTGCGATATCGCCCAACACATGTGGGTTCCACCAAAATTAACTGCTAAAGATAAAGAAAACGTTTATCATTTTATGATTTCAAAGGTGATGCCGTCCCTTCGCAAATGCTTAGAGGATAACGGCTATAACTTTAATGAGGATCATGACAAATCAAAAGATGGTCTACGGTTTCAGTTTTTAGTTGCTTGCGGTGGAGAGATATTTGATATTGATCAAGATCTGGCTGTTATGAGAAGTAGTGATGGCATCTATGGGATTGGTTCAGGAGCGCCGTATGCATTGGGTGCCATACACGCAGGAGCAAAACCTATGAAGGCTATGGAAATTGCTGCAAAAATCACAGCCTTTACATCTGGCCCTTATTTAATGAAAGAGCAATTAAAGTAACTTTTGTGATGTGCGCCACGTAGTCTCTAAGTTACTATCTACTCACAACTTAATATGGGGCTCCTGGGTATGAGCACGCATAAACTACCCTTATACTTTCTATTATGTCTAAAACACAAGAAAAGCGATTACAGAGAAAACAAGATCACGCCGAATTTATGTGGCAACAAGCCCAATTAAAATCGGCCTTAGCAAAAACTAACCTCGACTTAGCAGTCGAAACATTTAAGGATTTGAATAAAGAAATGACTACAGAACAAATTACAGCAACCCAAGAACAAACAGATATTCAATACAAAAAAATTGAAGAATATCTTATGAGCGAAAAAGAACTCTATTTAGAACGTATGGGCATCCTTCAGGACTGATACTTCTCTCATGAGTAAAAATCACGAGTTTGACCATGGGGCTAAAAAAAGCGGTAAGAAAGCAATCATTGTTGATCTTGATGGAACACTAGCGGATACAAGGGACCCAAATGCGCATCATAAAACAAATCACGAAGGTTTCCGTGCTCATGCTGCTGGCGCTGATGCTATCCCAAAAATGGTGGACAAAGTTCGCAGCGCAAAAGACAAGGGACGAGATGTAGTCATTTTGACTGCTCGTTCTGCTCATTATCGCAAAGACACTAAAACTTGGTTAAATGAACACGGAGTTCCATACGATGCCCTTTATATGCGTCCTATAGACGATAACCGTAAAGACAAAGTTGTTAAAAAGGATCTTTTAGATAATGACGTTTTACCTAATTTTAAAATCAAGAAAGCCTATGATGATAAGAAAAAAAATGTTAAAATGTTCCGTAATGAAGGAATAAACTCAAAACTTGTTTAATTAATACCGATACAACTACGAAAAAGGATTGAATGGATGAATAATTTAATGAAAACTTTTAATAACGTAATAATGCGTATTGTGGCGGTATTTGCGGCAAGCGGTCTTGGTGTTATTGGTGCTGGTGCAATTGCTGGTATTTCTACTATAAAGGCTGTATCAGTTGCAGGTTTAACAGCAGTTGCTGCAGTAGTAGAAAAATTGGCTCGTGCATTTATGGACGATGGAAAACTAACGCTTGATGAAATTAACGCTGCATTTGCAACTGTTGATAAAGGCGCTAAGACTGTGGCTGACGTCGAGGTTGAAACTCGCCAAGCAGCAGATAAAGCAGCCGCAGCGGCTACAGCAGTAGTTGATCCTAATTACAACTAACGACGAGAGTCGTTAACGTAAAATCCTCCGCCTTTAAAAACTGCACCAACAGGTGAGTAAACTCGACTAAGAGCGTACCCACACATATCACAAAAATACTCTGGTTCTTCATTAGTGATGGGGCGTTCTTTTTCGTAATCTTTATCGCACTGTATGCAGCCATATTGATAAATTGCCATTAAGAATGTGTCCTCATTACTAGGGTAAGTTTTCCGCAATCGTTACACGTTTCGTATGTTTTTTCTGTCAAAGCACACGATACAACATCTCTAGTCTTATGCTTACAAAACCAAGCACTATAGAGTGTTGTAATAATCGTTTTGATTTTCATGCTTTTCCTCACAACCTCTTGCTAGATCTGGAACTACGTATCGTTTCTTACACACTTGACAAGTGTAACGCGCAATTAGGGTTGACTCATCCATAAGACTATTATGTCCGTACACAAAGGGCGAAAGGAGGCAAAATAGACCTATGATCTCTCAATCGCAGTTTCAAGGTCAGTCTGTGACCGCAAACAAACAAGCCATGCCTGAGAGCACAAAGTATGATGGTCCAGCAGGCGTTTCTACTTCTGGATCTCAAAATAATATGGCAGCACACGCAAATACTCCTTTGCCAAAACCAGGGTTTAGTTCATGAGTGTAGCCATTGATGCACAAGCAGAATTAACTGCAATGGATCGCTGTGACAAATGTGGAGCAGCCGCAATGGTAAGAGCGACATTAGTAAACGGAGAATTATATTTTTGTGGTCATCACGGACGAGAAGTATCTAATGCTTTAGTGTTAGGTGCTATTCAAGTGTACGACCCAGAAGGTGTTTTTAATTATGGAAAAAAGTAGCACACCACTTACTACTACTGCGTACTACTACACGCATGACCATCCCTCCAGTTATTTATCGGCCCCACAATTTCAACACATTAGTCACGGCATGTATTCATCCCGTAAAGCAGACTACGGAACTTACAATGAAGGGAATATGAATGAACGCTCTTAACCCTTTACAATTTTCTAATGCAAATGATATTGAAGAAAAACAAAGACGTAGATTCCATAGGAAACATGAGTCTGGTTTTGTGGGCAATGGTTACTGGTATGCGGGCTACCCATACATAGTTGAAACACTCAACGCAAACACAGA